GAAAATAAGTGTGCCAATGGTAATGCCTTCTTTTTTGCCAAACGAGTTCCAATGATGCTTAATCTTGGTAATTCCAGCGTATTTAACCCCCTTGGCAGACCACAAATCCCATAAATCTAACCCTTCGCCATTGGTAGTATGGTGGATAGCTATTCCAATCTTGTACCAAGTTTCATAATCGCAATCAGGATTAATGTAATTGAGCATGGCAGTTATATCAGCGTCTGCAACATCAACTTTACGACCATTATAGTCTGTTCTATGGACCTCTTTTCTAATAAGCTTTTGTATTAATAAAGACGGCGCATCTGAAATATCATCTAAACTACCGGACAATACTTCATACTTAGCACCGCTGACGTGTTGTGATCCTGCGCCAACTACATAGCCTGTGGATTTAAAATCAATGCCAGGGTAATCTGAGTGCTTACCCAACAAAGAAATATTTTCTGGAACTTTAAAATATAAATGTCTAGAGTCACCACCAGAACCTGTGCGTACAATAAAGTTACAAGCCATTAGCGCGCCATCTAAATCTTCATTGAGCTTGTGCCACGATTCAATACCGCCATTACGCGCATCAATATCAACGACTAAATAGCCATCGCACAGAACGCCATAACCTGTATCAAAATTACCAGCCAGCTCCATTGTTTCTAGCTGGTCATCATCCCACTCTGGAGTGTTCTGCCAGCCTGACGCAATAGGATGTTTAAATGGTGCATCACAATCTAACTTATCGCAATTGCAAATTCCATTGGTAGCTCCATGAAGCCCAAATACTTTAAAACCCGCGTCATAATAATCGCGGTGATTCATAGAGTGCCTCAAGGTAATCAGATAGCTTTTTAATAGCATCATAAGGAGTACGCGCTAATTTTTTATTAACAATTTTCCACACTGTGCAATATGGCAAATTGGTTTCTTTGGCGACATAAGTTAAATTCATCGGCTCAAGTTTCTTTATAACTTCTTCTATTGTTAGCATGTTGTTTTCCTGATTTAAAAAAATATTTGTTTAACGTGTTGCAATTCTAATTTAATTCGTGTAAATTAGCAACCGTAGTGAAGAAGAAATATTTTTAACCCAATGTGGAGAGATACAATGAGTCTATTAGATTCAATTAGCAAACCACAGGATCGTCCGATCTTGTGCACCATTACTGGTGATGCTGGGCTAGGTAAAACTAGCTTAGCAGCCACGTTTCCAAAACCTATCTTTATTAGAGCAGAAGATGGTTTGCAAGCCGTGCCAAGCGCACAACGCCCTGATGCTTTTCCATTATTACAATCAGTGGATAGCTTATGGGATCAACTAACCACGCTTATCAAAGAACATCATGATTACAAAACACTAGTGATTGATAGCGTTACTCAACTTGATACGTTATTTACCAACTGGATAGTTGACACAGACCCTAAAAAACCTCGCACAATAGCGCAGGCGTTAGGAGGTTATGGTGCAGGATTTCAAGCATTATCAAGTTTACATGGTCGTGTTCGTAAGGCGGCAGGTATCTTAAACGAAACTAAAGGTATGAACATTGTGTTTGTAGCTCATGCTGATACTGAAACGATTGAGTTACCAGACCAAGACCCATACACACGTTACAACATTCGGATGCAGAAGAAATCTGTAACACATTATGTGGATAACGTGGACTTATGTGGGTTTATGAAGCTAGAAACATTCACTCAAGGAGATGGTGAGCGCAAGAAAGCCATATCAGACGGCACAAGGCTTTTAGTGACTTATGCAACAGCCGCGAATATTTCAAAAAACCGTTATGGCATTACAGAAGATTTAGTGGTGATTTCCGGACAGAATCCTTTAATTAATTTAATCCCAAGCATAGGAGCTTAATCATGTCATCTTTTTGGACAACATCTGATAACCAAGAAATAAAGCCAACTACAACATTTGAATCAGGTGGTGGTAATAGCGTAATTCCTGACAACACAACATGTCTTGCCATGATAGATGAAGCAATGCTGTCTTCGTATGAGGGAAATACGCATATTAGTATCCGATGGCAGGTTTTAGAGCCTTCTGTTTATAAAGGCCGTAAAGTGTTTCAAAAACTAAAAGTGTTTGATACTGATCCAAAAGTATCAGATAAAGCTAAGAAAATGTTAGCGGCTATTGATGCAAATGCAGGGGGGAAACTAGCGCAATCTAATGAAGCGCCAAGCGATATAAGTTTAGCAAAAGCATTATTATCTAAACCTATGCTTATAAAAGTTATGGTATGGGAAATGAACGACCGCACAGGTAACTGGGTTTCTATGGTATCACCTCGCACAACAACTGCGCCTAAAGCCACAAAAGACCCAGAGCCTACCATTGCGGATATAGATAATATTCCTTGGTAAGAAATGCTTAGCACAAGGACGTGCATCATCATTAATGAGATAGATTTATGACTGAACAAATAGAACAAAGATCAGAGGATTGGTTCAAGATTCGCAAGGGTCGTGTAACAGGATCAAACGTAGGTGCAATACTAGGGTTATCGCCATTTATGAAACCTGAAGATGTAATGCGGCGCATGGTAAGAGATTGGCACAATGCACCTAGTGAATTTACAGGCAATGCCGCGACAGAATACGGCACATTTCACGAAAAGATTGCCAAAATGGATTTTGAAATGGATAGTGGGTTAACAGTGCAAGAAGTAGGATTCTATACGTTTCAGGATTGGTTAGGTGCGTCACCCGATGGATTATTAGGAGCAAATGGTTTAATTGAAATTAAATGCCCTTATGGACAGCGTGATAAAAACCCACCTGAGTTTAAATCTATTAAACAACAACAGCATTATTTTGCACAAATACAAGTGCAATTATTTGTAACAGAAAAAGATATCTGTACGTTCTATCAATGGTCAACTCATGGTACAAAAACCGAGCATGTGTCATTAGACGCAACATGGTTAAAAGAAAACCTATTAAAACTTAAATTATTTTATGATGCTTATTTAGAAGAACGCAAATTACCACGCGCTCAAAAGTATTTGGATGATAAGCATACAAACGTAACGCACCAGGCTAATTTTTTATTAGGTGAATATTTGATTTTAAAAGATCAAATTGATGAATTAGAGGCAAAAAGAAGAGCATTGCTTGAAGAAATAGTTATGGAATGTGATGAAAAAGACAGTGTCATCAATGGTCATAAGCTAACTAAAGTTATCAGAACTGGGTCAATTAGCTATGCAAAAGCCATAAAAGAATTATTGCCTAATGCAGATTTAACGCCTTATACCGGAAAACCTACAGAGTTTTGGAAATTGTCGTGAACCTTCGTCCTTACCAACAACAAGCGCACGATGCCGCCATTGAGTGGGTAAAAAATACCGCAGACCCTTGTGTGCTTGAACTGCCAACTGGTAGTGGCAAAAGTCTTATTGTGGCGGCTATAGCAAATACATTGCACAATATAAGCAAAGGGAAACATGTGTTGTGTATTGTGCCATCTAAAGAGTTATTAGAGCAGAACGCAGAAAAGTATGAAGCAATAGGCAATCCATGCAGTTTATTTAGTGCAAGTGTTGGTGAAACCTGCCTAAAGTATCCTGTAGTATTTGGCACACCAATCAGCATTAAAAATAAAATACATAGATTTGGTTCAAGATTTTGCGCGGTGGTATTGGATGAAGCGCATAAAATTACACCTACTATTAAAGGCATCATAGATAAGCTAAAAGAACAAAATCCACATCTTAGGGTTATAGGTCTTTCAGCAACTCCATACAGGCTTGGTGATGGTTATATTTATCGAATAGACGAGCATGGCAAAGCTAACAGTAATGACACAGCTAATAACCCTTATTTTAAGGCTAAAGTGTTTACTGTTTATGCGAGAGATTTAATAAAAAAGGGTTATTTAAGCAGGCCGATAATTGGTGCTATTCATGCGGATCATTACAAGACGCTTGATATGCAAGTAAACCGCATGGGTAATTTTGCTCAGTCTGATATAGACAAAGCGTTTCATGGTCAAGGTAGATTAACAGCAACTATTATTGAAGATGTTGTTAATCAAGCTATAGATAGACAAGGCGTGATGATATTTGCGGCGACCATACAACATGCACAAGAAGTGATGGAATCATTACCACCAACATTATCTGCCATTGTTACTGGTAGCACAGATAAAAAAGAACGTGAGCAAATACTGCATAAATTTAAATCTAGGCGCATTAAATACCTAGTCAATGTGTCTGTTCTAACAACTGGGTTTGACGCTCCACACGTTGATTTAGTGGCTATTTTACGCGCTACTGAGTCGGTGTCTTTGTTGCAGCAAATCATTGGGCGTGGATTAAGGATTGAAGATAATAAAAACGATTGTTTAATTTTAGATTACGCTGAAAATATTGAGCGTCATTGCCCAGATGGTGACGTATTTAATCCTCAAATTAAAACAAAAGCAGTTAGCGCAGGTGGTGACGTGCTTGAATGTTATTGTCCTGATTGTAATTCTGTTAATACATTCACGCTTAAAGAAAACCCTGACAGATTTAATATTGATGCTAATGGTTATTACATTGATTTAGAGAATAATCAAATAGAAACTGAATACGGCCCAATGTCTGCACACTGGGGAAGAAGATGTTTTGGTGAAGTTTTAAATAAAATTATTAGAAGGTTTGTCAGGTGTAGTTATAGATGGACATTTAAACCATGTCCGCACTGTGAAGAACCCAACGATATAGCCGCTAGATATTGCATATCATGCAAAGGGGAGTTAATAGACCCTAATGAAAAATTAATGGCTGATTTTAAAGCGCATAAGAAAGACCCCACGCTTGTGCAGACTGACAATGTTATTTCCATGCTTGCCATGCCTACCATTAGTCAAGCAGGGAATGAAGTGTTAAAAGTGGAATTTACTACGGAATACCGAACATTTACTGTTTGGTTTTCAGAAAAAATGCAACATTTATTAACCGCATTTAATGAAGTAACAGCACAAGGCACAACTCCCCCCAAAACCATTACTTATCGAAAAAAAGGTGATTTTTACCGTATTTATGCTTATAACGAGGTATCCGATGAAATTTCATTCTAACATTCCAGTATTTGGGGATATGACATTTCGTGGTGATTGCCCAAGTGAAACGGTGGAAGCTGTGACGTTTTTTGCAAAGATTAGGCGAGAATACCCTGATACTTATGGCAAGGTCATTACGCACATTAGGAACGAAGGAGCGCGCAGTTA